ATATATTATTTCAAACACTCCATAATATTTTCCTCGCCCAATAATTCTTAGAATTCTTATTTAATGCTGTGCGTTCTCCTTGTTTATTTTTTATACCGTAACTTCTTGCTAAGTAATTCTTCCCAAAAAAAATAAAAATGATTTGTTTTTTGTAATAAAATAAGATATAAAGATATTACAACATAGTATTATATAGATATAGTATATACATAATGAATAGTCATATTAATACAAACAAATACACTGATGATGATGACAATATTTTTAATAAAATATGGGATTTAAGACCGACTGACGACCAATATTTTAAATTTATGGGTAAAACTGTTAAATTACCAAGAAGAACTATTAATTACTCAACTAACAATAGGGCATATTCTGGATATTTAGGAGCATCAAACATTATTCAAACACCGCCTTTATTTTTAATTAAGTATCTTAATAATATTGGGTACGATGTTAATGATATTCATAATAATATATTGATTAATTATTATAATGGTGGGGATGACTATATTGGCTATCATAAAGATAGTGTTAAAGATTTTCAAGATGAATTATATACAATTAATACAATTTCATTATATGAAGATAAAAATGATTTTAGAACTTTAAGATTTAAACATATTAAAACAAAAGAAAATATTGATTTTAAAATAACTGATAGAATGACAATATCGTTTGATAAATATATTAATGATAATTATAAACATACTATTACTAAACGGAAAAAAGGAAAAAAACGAATTTCAATTACGTTACGAAATTTAAAAAGTAATAAAAAAGATTTTAAAACTATGATTAATAATTATTGTATGATTTATACAAATTTTTTTAATTCTATTAAAACAGCAGAAGAATTAATTATTAAATGGGATTTAATTAAAAAAAATACACCAATATCAATATTTATTCAAATTACAAATAGAATAGATACTAATAAATGTATAAAATTAATGACAGAAGATGAAAATAAAAATATACATAATTTATATAAAAAAGAATTTACTAATGCAAAAACAATAAATAATAAAAGTATGATTAATTTTTATATGGGTAAATTAAGAGAAAAACAAAATAAAGAATATGTTAAAATTATTAAAAAAAGAAGTTATGAACTTACAAGACTTTCTAAAAAAAATGAAAAAAATAAATTAAAATATAAAATTGGTGATATTTTAACAACTGATTATACAGAAGTTTTAAATTTTTTTAAAGCAAAAAATAATCGTTCATACAAAATAAACGATTTGGGTATTTTATTAAAATCACAAAAACAACGATTAATGTACGAAGTTTTACATAAAGAAAGATTTATAAAATTAATTTATTTGGGTATTAATAAATATAGAGTTTTTTATTATGGGGATAATGAAACAGATGAACCCGATGAACGAAAATATACTTTTAAAATTAAATAAATAAATACATTAAAAAAAAACATTTAAAGAAATTATTATATATGTATATAGTATATATAAACAATGACAGAATATGAAATATGGAAATCGAATAATAATTTTTTAGAAATGTATATGAAAGAACATATATTACTTATTAAAAAAACCCACTATATAGTGAAAAGAACAGAGAATATTAAATTAAATCAAAAAAAATATTATAAAACTGAGAAGGGAAGATTAGCACGAAATAGAGCAAAAAAGATATGGTATGCTAAAAATAAAGATAGATTGAAAATAAAACGACAAGAAAAACTAAAAAAAACTATGGAAATAAATAAATGACTTATACGTACCCACATTTAATTAATAATATATAAATATTATTAAATATAACAAAATCAAGACACGTCTTAACCATTTTTAAATTAATTAAATTATAATATAAAATATACTTAAAGAATTATTATATACATATAGTATATACACAATGAGTAATAACACAGATAATAAAATATTAACTAATAATAATAAAATGGAATTTGTAGAAACTATTAATATTGAGAATTGTAAAAAATTTATTAATGTTAATTACGAACAGTTTTTAGAATATTTTAACATTGAAGAATGGGAAAATAATAAATCATCAACTGATAAAACTAAATATACAAGTAAAACATATTATAACTATATTATTAAAAATATTAAAAATATTATTAAAAAAAATAAAATAACTAATAAAAAAAAGTATAAATATGCTTTGGGGCAGAAATCGGGGAGGTTATATGTAAAAAACTTTGGTATTCAATCTGTACCTTGTGATCTAAAAAAGTATTTATTAGATGGTTGTGATTATACTGATTACGATATGATAAATGCACATTTTGTAATATTAAATCATTTAACAACTGATTTAGATGTTGATAATGAATATTTAAATAACTATATTGAAAACAGATATAACATTTTAAAAGATAATCAATTATCTAAAATAGATGTCATTGTATGTTTATATAGTGATAAATATAATGGTAGTAATGAATTTTTAAAAGAATTACACAAAGAATTAGATATTATTAAAGATAAAGTTAATGCTAAATTTTTACATTGTATAACCCCAAAGAAGAAAAGCAAAAATCCCAAATCTTCAACTTTATCATATATTTTAAATCATTTTGAAAATACCTATATACAAAAAGTAGCAGAAAAATATAAAGTATCCGTTCCATATTTTGATGGGTTTTTATCTACTGATAAAATTAATATTAAAGATTTAAATAAAATTACAGAAGAAGAAAATATTAAATGGTCCATTAAAGATATGACAAATAATATTAATTTAGATGAATTATTAAAAAGTCCAAAACAAAAAATATTAGATTATTTTGAAAATTTAAATGAATGTGGTGAAAATGATATTACAAAACGATTTTTAAATTTATTAGGAGAAGACAAAAATAAATATATCTTATACAGAGATGGTGATAAATCAAACTATTATTATTATAATAAATATAATATTTTAGTTGATTGCGGTAGGACACCACCCAGTTCATTAAACCAAGAAATAACAACTGTTTTAAAGAATGATTTAAAACATTATCAATCCCAAGCAATATTATTATTAGATGATGATGAAGAAAAAAAAACACGTAAAATTTATGATTATTGGAATAAACAATTTCAAAAGAATAGTTTTAAAAAATCAATTGTAGATGAATTAAAATATTTCATTGAAGATAGTGAATTGTTTGATAAAATTGATAGTAATAATGATTTATTAGCGTTTAAAAATGAAGTGTTTGATTTCAAAATAGGAGAATTTAGAGAAATCAATAGAAATGACTATGTATTAACACATTTATCATATGAAAGGCCAGATTATAATGAGGATATTAGAAATGAATTAATGAATATGTTATTAAGTATTTTCGATACAAATTATACAAAGGATAAAAAATATGATTTCAATGATAAAACCGATGAAGGTGTTATTCGAACTAATTATTTTTTAGATACAATAGCATATCCTTTATTTACTAATAAATTCGAGAAGTTCAATATTTGGACTGGATGCGGTAGTAATGGAAAAGGGATTTTGCTTTCACTATTAGAAAAAACATATGATAAATATTTTAAAATAGCAGATAGTAAATTTTTAACATCAAAAATTAAAGGTGGAACACCAAACCCCGATTTAGCTGATTGTAAAGGGAAAAAAATTGTAATGGTTTCAGAACCCGAATGTGATGGAGATAATGAATTAAAATTTAATGTAGAAACTATTAAAAAAATCACCGGACGAGATAGTATTACAACACGTTATTTGAATAAAAATAGTTTTACATTCACACCAATTTTTACGTTATTTTGTCAATGTAACCAAATTCCAACTATTGAAAAGAATGATAATGCTATGATTAGGAGACTTGAAATTATGGAATTTTTAAATAAATTCGTAGATAAACCATTAAATAAAAATGAGAAAAAAATTGATAGAACTTTAAAAGATAAATTAAAAAAACCCGAATATTACCAACAATTTATGTTAATGTTAATATATCAAGTTAAAGATAAATATGATGTCAAACAAATTGTACCACCTAAAAGCGTTCAAAATAAAACAGATGAATATTTTGAAAATAACAATATTATTAAAGAATGGTTAAGTTATGAATATAATATTACTAATGATAATGATAGTTTTATTTTAATGAAAGAATTATATGATGAATTTAAAAATGGCGATGAATTCCAAGGAATGAGTAAAAAAGATTTCAAGTATAATATGAAATCTAACGGATTCAATTATACAAGAAACCAAAAAAAAACTAATTCTAAAAATCAACCAATGGTTATAGGTAGAGGGTTTTATGGAATTGAATTAAAAAAAAGATTTCAACAAACAACCATACCAAATATATCTATGGAAGATCAATTTTAAAATAATAAATATATTTAAAATAAAATTATATATATAATATAGATATATATATAATGGAAGGACTAATTTGTATAATGGAAGAATATAATATTTCTTTAAAAGATTTAGCATATATTATTGTAAAACATAAACATAATGTTAATAAAAAAAAAATATCAAATAAAAAATACAATCAAAGTGAAAAAGGTAAAGCAGCGCGGCATAAATGTCAAAAAAAATATTATCATATAAAAAAAGATAAATACCACCCTATTTATAATCCAACTGGTAGCAAGATTAGAAAAGTTAGAACCAAAAAAATCAATATTTAATATAATTTAATTGAGTACTTAGACTATGTCCCATTTCAAATGCTAATCTTTTTCTAATATTATTTCTATTTATTTCTTCAATACCAATTGTTTCACTAATAAAAACGTGTCGTAATATATTTAAATTTACTTTTTTTTTTAAATATGACTTTTTAAATATATTTTTTATTTTAATACTCATTGAGTTAGATGTTAATCTTTTTTTATAATTATTTGTTAAATTTTTTACACCATTTGTATTTAATAAAAAAATCATATCAGTTCCATCATAATCTCTTGTTAAAAAATACTTTTTTAAAATTAATATTAACTTATTATTATTAATTTCTATAATTTGTTGTCCGTATTTTTTACTTGTTTTATATTGATTAAATACAAATCTATCTGGTATATTATTTTTTGTTACAATATAATTAACTCTAATATCTTGATTATCATAATTATTTTCACTAACAACATGCATCAATGAGTAATCTTTGGTTCTCCTTGGTGGTAATAAAGTATATAGTGCTAAAACAATAAAATCAGTCAATAATGTTTTATCATATTTTTTTAACTCATTATATTTACTATCTAAAATTTCATATTTATCTATTTTATCTTCATATTCTTTTAAAACTAAATGTAATTGTTCTAATGTAATCCATTTTTCTAATTCTTTTTCAGTTTTTTCGTGTATTAAATCTCGGGCATTAATTAGTTGTTCTTCAATATCTATTAGATAATCTTCATATTTTTCAATAATATCTTGATTATTTTCTTGATTCAATCTAAGATATTTTAATAACGATATAATCATATTTTTATAATTAGTTAATCTATATTCTCCATATAATTCATCTTCCACTTCTTGAATATTTGATATATCTATACTATCAAATTTTCTTAATTGTGATATATAATTAACAATAGTTAGTGGTGATAAATCAAATTTAGTAGTAAATCTTTCTTTCAATTTATGATAATTAACAAATAACATTCTATATATATCTATATAACATTATTTTTTAAATATAAATAAAAAAATATATAATATATTATATTAACAATGAATTATATTAACTCTATTATTAATAGAAAAACAAATGAAGAAATTATAATACAAAAAATAGATAAATTCCAGAGAATTATTAACTCATTAAATGATTACATATGTTTATTAAGAACAAAAATACAAGTTATGGCTGAGGATTTAAATGATATTAAATTATTATTAAAATATAAAAAAATACAACCAATAAAGAATAAAAATAATTATTTTTTTGAAAGCAGCAGCAGTGTTGAAATGGAAGTTGAAGATGATGAAGCGGAGGTTTAATGAAAATTTATAAATATATTATTATATAATTAATAATATATTAAATATTGTTATATTAAATCTAAATATTGTTTAATATTCAATCTAAAAAAGAAGTTTATATCTTATTTTTTGACTCATAGCATCAGTAGATGTTTTATGAGAATCTATTGATTCTTTAACACCAGCTTTGCAAGCATCAACAGCAGCTGAAATGCCCGATTGTGCTGCTTGAACGGCAACACCAATAGCGTCACTCGAAGATTTAATATTATCGGTTGATTGTTTGATTTGGATAAGAGAACCGTTAAGAGTGTCTTTGTTGGATTCAGCAGATGTTTTGGCTTCGTCTATTTTAATTCCAACAGAATCACAAGCACTAGTCACGGCATCAGTCGCGGTTTTGACTAATCCAAGATTAACATTAATACTCGCGTTACCTTCTTGGGTAGCCGTTTTATGACTTGCGATAGCCAGTTCAAGCATATCTTTATTAACTATTGCCTGGGCTTTTGCTTCATCAACTGCATCGTGGATCGCATAACAAGCGCCAGATACATCAGTTAGTTTTTGTGAAAGAACAGAACTGCACTGATCGACGGAAGATTTCACTAATCCGGTACTACTAACAATAGTATCACAACTTGCTTTTACAAGATTCACAGATTGCTTACACTGATCGATCGCGGTTTTCGTTAAATTTTGAGATGCTAATTGATCCAGGGTTGCAGTATGGATCAGATTACAAGCAGATCGAACTAAATCGACAGCTTGTTTCGCAGCTTCGGTGGATTCTTTTACAGATTGAACGAATTCATTTTGTAGTAAATCTCGCTGATGGCGTATGTGGATTGTAAAGAAAGAAGATCCATAGGATGCATTACCTTGGGCATGCATGCCAGCTTCATCAAAAATTTCTAATTCAAGAGCGGGGTATTCAGCATCATTAGTCATCGTAAATGGACGGTATATAGGAGCAGAATGGTCGACAACATTATCCTCCACTGAACTCCATTTCCCGGAGTGTCTATATAAATCACCCTGCATAGGAATATCTTTAAATCTTACGGTCCATTGTTTCATATCGCCATTTTTGAAAGCGTGAAAATCGGCAGAAAGAAGGGCACATTCGTATTTATTACCAAGTTTAATAGCTTGGGCTAGGGCTTTATTGGGACTTGTATCTAATCCGTTACACGTTAAAGTGTGGATTTCATCAAAGCGGTCTGGTGCATTTATTACAGGAGCGGGATTAGGAGGCATTGGAAACGACATTTTATTATAATATACCATAGATTTTTATTTTAGTAATAAAAAATTTAATTTAATTTAAATTTTATATAATTAAATATTTTTGTTTTTTTAATTAGCAAACATATTTTGTTCTAAATCTGGAATATCTGGAATATCATTTTCAACAATTCCACTCATTGATTTTTTTATCCCATCAATAAATCCATTGGATTTACATTTTGAAGCACCCATTAATTCACTAATCCCAGTTATTAATAATAATCCAACATTAATAGATAAACTAATATAAAATTTAATGTCTTCTTTTTCACAATCAATATTCACAAATTCGGTATTTGTAAAATTCATTATTATTATTATATTATATAATATATATTATTATGTATAATCTAACAACAACAATTGAAGCCAATTATAGAGATAGAATTAATCCAAAATCTTTATCAAATGATTTTTCAGTAAGAATTCCGCCAAAAATTCTGCGCAAAGGCTCACAGATAGAAATGAATGGGGCAGTGGTAAAAGAGGTGAGTGCTAATAATGATAATGTTATCGAACTATCTAATCAAAATGTAAGCAAAACACAACCATATACCTCATCTTGGACTTCTTTGAAAATGAGATATTATATGAATAATAACGGTTACAATTCCATAGTATTCCCATTTATTCAAGCAAATAAAACTACATTAGAAGAATTTACAGATGTAGATGGTAATGTTTTATGGAATGATTTTATAGCATATCCAAATAATAATAGTTATTCTCAACCAAATACTTTGGGAAATATTCCAATAAATTATATATCTGGGCCGGGAGTTGATACAACCATTAGAAGAGACTATAATTTTGCTAATAGTGGTATTTATGAACTCAAAGGTGATGTTCCTTTTTTAAAATTTGATGGTTCAATAGAAAATATTGGTGGTACATTTGGTAATTGGCCCGATCAAACATATTATGATATGTATAACGACCTTGGAAATGGTAATGTATATAATTTAAATAATTTAATTGGTGTAACAGGTATTCGATCTGCTCTTAAAAAAAATAGTCCTGATGGAACAAAATATACATATATTACACCAGGCTATTTGGGTGTAACCAGATATGATACAAGTGAAGAATCGGGTATTCAAGATATGTCAATTTATACAAGAAATATAGAGATTGATTTAAAAAATGATTTAATGGAAAGTCCTGATGAATTGGCTTTATTAATTAATGAAAAATTACAAGGAGCAAGATTTAATGCTGATGATAATAATATTAAAGTGAGTTCTAAATTTCGTCAATGGAGCACAGATTATATACAAAATGTAGAAAATGACGACCAATTATATCCACCAAATAGTGATAAAGAAGTTCCTAATATTTCAAGTGATAGTCAAATAAATATACCCGCTAATTTTCAAAATAATCAACAACATAAAATATTCGGTGAATCATTTTTTGTTAAAGATGCTGAAAAATGGATTTATGGAAATTCTTATTTTAAAAGTAATAAAAAATTTACTAAATTAAACGATGGAACATATCAAGTTGTTAAAGGTATTAACCCAATAATTATGAGACCTTTTTTGAATGATTTTAATACAATTTATAGAAATGCTAGTGATGCATTAATTTTACCAGTTGTCGAATATCCAGCAACACTTGCTATGAGTATTTTAACAAGTAGTGAAATATATGAACCATTTGAATTTGATAATGCTGTTCCTCTTGAATGGATTTTTCAAGGAGATATACCACCAATTTTATTTGATAGACCCGATTCATTTTTAAGATTCTATATTAATGGTGTTATTGGTAATAAATTTATATATGGATTAACTTGGTATAATGTATTAGAACAACAACATTTTATTTGTGAATATAATGACAAAATTGGTAATTTAGGAATGAATATTTATAATGCTTCATTTATAGGTGGTGAATTTACACAATTATCTACTGAAATTATTTTTACAATAGATTTAGAAATTAATAAAGTTCTTAATAAAACGGAATTAGAATTAGAATATAATGGAATATATTATATAATTAAAAATTTTAGATTAGACCAAATAACATCAGTACCATTGATACTAGCTGACGATAGTACATATAACGGACTTCCATTTTATGAAATGCAAGGCACAGATGGAGGAGGTCAATATGGTAATACAAATCAAGATTTAGACCCAATAGTTGATGAATATTTATGTATTCCAGATAAATTTGTTATACCTATGAATATAAATGTATATAGTTCTTTGAATAATTTATCTATTGTTTTAGATAGAGTTAGAGATTTTTTAAAAAATAATGAAATATATGATGGTATTGAAACAGATCCAGTTTTAATGCATAATGATAGTTTGAACTGGTATTGTGAATTAGATGTTGGTATGGCTTGTGATTTTAATAATGCATATTCTAACTGGTTAAGTTCAAGAGGCAAAGATAATGTTGATGAAGATACAACAGATTATACTATTTATGACGAACAACAAAATTATTCCATATATCCACAATTTTATCCAAATATGATGAGTAACGAGCAATATGATATAAAAATCCCAGGCACGAATGGATACAATTTTAGAAGACCATTGACTATATACCCAATAAGTAAATTTGCTAAAATGGGTAAGAATTATACAACACAAAATAATTATTTACGAGTTTATAGTAGATTTTCAAATGAAATTATTGATAATATTACTGGTAGTAATGTTGATATGGATACAGAAGAAGGTATTGGAAGATTATATCAAAGATTACACCCATTAATAAGTGTTTATAATAAAGATAATATAATTTATAATTATTGTCAAAAAAACAATATACCATTAGTTGGAGTGCAATATTATGGTTCAACTGTTATGAGTTATGGATTTATTAATTATAAACCTACATTTGGAGGAAATGGGGAGGCACGAGTTGATTATAAAAATTTAACTGGTAATTATAGACAATGTTTTAGAATATGTACTGGTTGTAATATTGGTTTTGATCCAGCATCAACAACAAATCCATATATGTCAGCAATGAATAGAGACCAATCTGTTAGAACCAATGGGAATTATATTTCACAAGAGATTTATGGGTCAAGGTCATCAGCAACAATAAATGATGAAGTAGGCGTATATACATTTGGAACTTATGATAATCCAGTATATAGTCCTTTAATTAGTGATTATATTAATAATATTTGGATTGGTGGAAGTCCGCAAATTCAGTTTGACAAATCAAGAATGATAATAAAAAATATGTTTATTCCAAGAAAATTTTCTGCAAATGACGGTTTGCCTGGGGATCCAAATGTCGGAGCTTTGATCTGCTACTTCAATGATCCCACTATGTTTTTTTGCATGTTAAACTGCACTATTGGTAGTGTCCCAGATTTTGGTGCTATTGCGGGGCAAGTTTCAGCACGAGGACAGCCTGGATTTTATCAAACTATAAGAAATAAAGGGTTAGTCGATTCATTAAGTGGTATTGGAATACAAGATATTTATACAAGAAATGAATTATCAACAAATACACAACCAGGACAAGATGGAGTTTATTTATGTAAAATTAATCTTGATAATACCACTGAAAATTTTGAAGGTTCTTTATTTAATTTATTTGGATTTACTTTACGACAATTTAAACCATTTTTTGGTAAAAGTTATAATAGGTATTCAAGACATACATATAATTCTACTAAAAGTGATAAATATGATGGATTAAATTTTTTTTCATTAAATAGTTTAGTAAATCAAAATAATTCACAAAATATCAACATATTTGGGCCTAATTTCCTGGTAACCGATCCAAACCCCCTACCCGTTCCATATTATCCTCAAAGTATTAATGCACAACCTCAATTATTTAATTCATATGTGGGATTTAGTCCAATGAATATACAAGTCATTACCGATGAAATGAGAAGTGAGGATTTACCACAAAAATTACAACAATCATTTTACAAAATTACAACTAATCTACCATTTGGTAATAATTACATAACTGATAATAATAATTTATCTTGTGCTTCTTATTTTTACAGACAATACAAAAATGCTAATTTTTATTATACATATGCTAATAGTAATACAATAACATTAACACAAGATTATTTATTAACAACAGTTAGAACAAAAATATTAAATGAAAATAATCGTCCAGCGGAACATTTGGGCGGAGCTTGTACTGTTTTTTATAAAATAATTGAACCACAAACATTGAGCGAATTAAGCGAAGGTGATATTAAAATATTAGAAGACCCTAAGAAACAAAACCAAGGATTACAATTTAACGACCCAATTACTGATTTACAAAATTTAGAATTAAATACAATAAACGAACAATTGATAAAAAATGCATCATCTACTGTTTTTACAAATAGTGCTGATGATATTTATAGTCAAGGAATTATTAATGAAAATCCCGAATTTTTAATAGAAATGCCCGAAACTAAAACAGAAGAAATTATACAACAATTAGGTCCTTCGAAAATGGATTTATTTTTTAGTGAAAAAGTAAATCCTATGCTTATTGGTAGAATTCTTGAAGATGAAAAAGAACCAAGGAGTAGAGGCAGACCTAATGAAGCGAGAGGTAAAAAAGAACAAGTAACAAGACCATTAATTAATTTCACAGAAGGTATGCCTGCAAGTAGATTAAGAACAACTTTTACAAATGAAGAGAAACAAAAATTAGCAGAAGAATCAAGTGTCTCTCTTATTAGTAGATTTAGAAAAAGTGGCGCTAGTCGAGAGGGAATTGATAAAGTTATGGATATTCGTGAAAAAAAACAAATTGAAATGAGAAAAAAAGCAGAATAATTTATTTCTATTTATATTTTATATGATATTCAGTATTATAAAAAGTATTATGTTATTAGTTATAAAAGATGGAACATTACAACTTGTTAAGAAAACTATTAAAGATAATTTAGAAAATACAAATTTAAATTTATATAATAAATATAAATATTTTAAAGATGCTTTACATAAAAAAAAGAAAGAAAAAGTTTTAGATTTATAAAAGGCATTTTGTCTAAATAATATTGGTGAATTTTTTGGATATGTTATACTCATAATATATAATATTATATATTATTTTTTAAAAAGACAAAAAGACAAAAAGACAAAATAAATCTATAATCTCATACTAAAAAACAACAATCACTTATTTATAGAGATATGTTAGTATTTATTTGACTTATTAGATTTATTTGACTTATTTGACTTATTAGTATTTTTACTTTTTTTAGTTTTAGTTTTATTATTGGATTTTTTAGATATTTTTAATGCTGACATATCAAATAAATCTTTATCATTTAATTTTTTCTTTGGAACTATTTTTGCTTGTAATTTTAATATTTGAGAAATGCTATTACATTCTTTTTCATCATTGCATAATTTATTCATTTATATAATTTATTTAGATAAAAAAAATATATATTTATATTATATAATATGTCAATTCAATCTTTTTTAATTAATAATGGCGAACGTAACCCAAATGAATTTATAGCAAAAATCGGCAGAAGTGTTAAAATTAGTGAAAATAGTGAGATTTGTGTAAATAAATTAAGTTTAAGAAATGTAAAATACAAAAGTGTTAATAGTTCAAATGATACATTTGTTATTATGTGGGGTCAAAATAATTTAGAAAATTCAGCAACAGATGATTTAAATAATAATCAAACTAATTTTATGCCTGCAGAAACAATAAAATTAGAAAACGGTGCTTATAAAATGTATGGTGAATTAAACGTTATTGATGATTTATTTACGGGACAAGATATAGATTATGATAATATTGCTCGTAATCTTGTAAAAAGTATAATGGAACAAAGTAAATATTTTATGTGGGGTTGGGGTGTTAAATTTTCTAATACGGGAATAGGAATTATGGCTTATCTTCGAAATAGAAATGCAGGATATATTAGTTTTAATAATAGTACTGTTACAAAAAATAATATGGATTTTGAAATTATCGGTTCAAACCCTGGCGTAAGTCCATCTTATACTGAAATTTTTGATAGACCTGAGGGATTTGCTTGTGTTGGAGCACATAGAGTACCATTTCCTTATGATGCATTTATTCAAGCCGACACACCAAATAATCCAAGAACATTAACAACGTGGCGACTTTCAGCATATAATATTGATGAAGAATTAATTGTTGGGTTTGGGGGTTATATTTTAGAAGAACAAGAATATTATAAAAATACTGAATCTTACAATATTGAAAAAGATTGGATAGGAATAAAAGAAAATTTCGATCAATTTAATATGGAGCCCGATGGTTTAATTAATCAAATACCTATATCTTGGGAAATTAGAAAAAATACTGATGAAATTATTTTTGTTAGAAGACAAATTTTAAATGGTTCAGTTGGAAATATTGTAGAAACATTTGAAACTGGAATAATATATGATGGTGTTGATGAAATATATATTACTTTTCAACCAAATATAACCCCGAATAATCCAGCAGCAACTGATACAAATAGATTTGTTATGAATTGTTTAGTAGGAATTGGAGCAGCGGCGCAAGTATTGGTAGGTGTATTTGTATTAGACCGATCATACGTTGGTATGAATTGGAGGAATGCATTATGTTGGAGCTCTCTTGATGAAACTATCAGTTCAAATGGGGTGATTTCTGTTGATTGTTTTGGTATAGATGAAAGCAAATTTATAAATAACAGCACGCAATCATTAGGACCGATTTGTGGCGATCCCGTCGCAGGTGGGGGATTTCATTTAGGTAATATATCGGCAACTATTTTTATGACTCCTATAAAAAGTGGTACGGAATTATCAATAATACCAGTAACTGTAACAAATTATGAAATGCAGAAATTTACTGAAAAATGTAATTGTAATATATTTCAAGAAGAAGGTAATAATATTTATAATATAGATGACGAAATTACAGAAGCAAATATGCTTGAATTAGATGTGAATTATGATGTTGATGGAGTGCAACTATCATTAAATATAGATAATCTACCAATTACTAATTATATTTGTAATCCCGAAAATGGAAAAACACAGAAACGTATTTTTACATTAATGTTAAAAGGTGTAGATTCAAATGCTGATTATAGTAGTCCAGTTGTTATTGAACCAAATAATTTAAATTGGAATAAATTAAATAATACATCACCAATAGTTATAAATAATTTTCAAATAAGATTTTCTAATTTAGATGGTTCAACATCTGGGTCATTAGAATCAAATGTTGATATTGAATTATTAATTAGAAGTAATAGACAAAATAATTATAGAGCAATTGGTGGTGTTTCACAAAAAATAGAAACCACCGATCAAACTGAGAATAATTTTAAAATTTCTCAAAATATGTTTTGATTTGAAAAAAAATATATATATATAATATATTATGAGTGATATTAATTATCAAAAATCTAAATTAATGATGCTCGCCCCAGAACCCGAAATTGAAATAAAAGAAGAAGAAACTAATAATTTAACCGTTGATCCATTGGCGGATATTAATTTATTTAGTAATAATAAAATAAAAAAAGAAGAACCTATTAAAGAAGAACCTATTAAAAAAAAAAGAGTTTTAACAGAAGACCATAAAGAAAAGTTAAAACAATCAAGGTTGAAAGGATTAGAAACCCGTAGGAGAAATAGAGAGTTAAAAAAACAAGAAAAATTAAAACAAGAACAAAATAAAATTGATATTAACCAAAAATACGAAGTAAAACAAGAACAAATTGAAATACCTAAAAAAGAAGAAATTAAAACACCATATAAACCTATTCAACAAATAAGTAATCAAGTTCAATTAGAACAAGCAAAACAAGTATTACATACACCAGTATATAAACAAAAATTAGAAGTAAAACAATATTCTAAACCAATATCTAATCCCGATGAAGAATTTAAAAAATTTTATACAATGATGTCAAAATATGAAAGAATTAGAAATGCACAACTTAATAAAAGAAGAGCAGAATTATTAAAAAAACAAAAAGAAGAAAAATTAAAATTACAAAAACAACAATTAGAAAATGATAAATTAATTAAACAACAAACTATTAAACGTAATAGTTATAATTTTGGATTTAATAGTTTTAATAATAGAATATCAAAAAAACCATCTTCAAATAATGATAATAGTTATTTACATTATTTTCAATAATTAACTAAAATCTAAAACAAAATTTTTTGAATTAATTTTATTTTTAATATACTTATTATAATTAATTTTTTTAATTAATTGTTTCTTTTTATTATTTTGATAATCAATAACATTATGTTTTTTATTATCTTTTTTATTAATGTATATTTCTTCACATTCATTATATTCTGGTTTCAAAACTCTATAATAATCGAAATATTTATCATTGATAGACCTATAATTATCCTTATATAATGTTTGTGTTTGTATTGTTTCTAATTTATAAATATCTATTTCTTGTATTGAATTTCCATTGAATTCTTGTAATTTTTTATTTTTATAATAATATAATTTTTTAAATTTATTATCTCTATGTTTTCTTGATATAGTATTTAATAATTTCTCTCTTGGTATGTATAAATATACTGTATTATCCATTATTATTATTATTATATATTAATACAATAAAAAAATATTAGATTATATTATATATATAATGGATATTAATAATAATGATGATTTAATTGTTTTACCGCCAGCAAAAGATAATTTTAAAACTAATAATAAAATGGAATTAAACGAAAATTTACCAGATTTTCACGGTGGAGTATTGGCGTTATTAATAGGTCAGCCAGGGGCAGGGAAGACTGTTGTTATATTAAATTTACTGGGTCGGTTTTTAAAACATTATTACGAGACTTGCTATTTTATCGGTGCTGCACTGAAATATGACTGCACATTATTGCCGTTAATTGATTATTATGGAAATCAAAATGATTCTTGTAATGATAGTGTTATTAATGGTATTATAAAAGAAAGATTAGAAATGATCGGTGATGAAAATAAAACTAATGCTTGTATTGTGATTGATGATTTGATGGCGATGAGCGATTTTAATAGTCGAAGTTCAAGCGCTCTCGCAAGACTTGCAAGTATATATCGTCACGTGTTAGGGGGCGCTAAGCCATCAAAAAAACACCCGAATATAAAAAAGTCAGGGGGAATGCTGCTTGTATCAAATCAACGATTATTTAGTTCTATTCCAAGGAACTTACGAGCTTGTGCAAATGTTATATTTCTTGGTAAAATTGCAAATTTTGAAGAATATGGTGAGATAATTAAAGAATATTCTTTAACTTTTGGAGGTAAGGATTATTTAACTAAAATGATAGAGATTAGTAATAGTAAAAAATATAATTTTTTATGCCTTTATTTAAATGGTGTTCCTAACCCTAATATAGACGGAAGTTGTGTGTTTTTAAACTTTAATGAATTATTGTACCCATCAGCACGATTTCCAAAAAAAGAAATAAATATTTCTAAAATAGATTAAAAAAACACTTAAAAACACTTAAATATAATATATTAGAAATGGTAAATTATCAAAATGGTATGATTTATAAATTATGTTGCAATAATATAAATATTACTGATATTTATATTGGTAGTACTGTATGTTTTAAAGAACGCAAAAGATGTCATAAAAAATCGTGTAATAATATTAATAATAACAGACATAATTTAAAAGTATATAAATTTATCCGTGATAATGGGGGTTGGGGTAATTGGTCTATGATTTTAGTAGCAACAACTCCGTGCAATAATAAATTAGAATTGAGACAATTTGAAAGAAAATACTATGAAGAATTAAATGCTACTTTGAATATGAGATTTCCACAAAGAACAAGAAAGGAATGGGTAAAAAATAATAAAGAATATGTGAAAATTAAAAATAAAGAATGGAGAGAAAAAAACAAAGAAACAATTATAATTAAACAGAAAGAGTGGTGTTTAAAAAATAAAGAACATCTTAAAATTAAATCAAAAAAATATAGAGATGATAATAAAAATATTATTAAAATTAAACAAAAAGAATATTATAAAGATAATAAAGAACATATAAAGATTAAATAAAAAAACAATCACAAAAAAAATAAAGAAAAAATATCACAAAAAAAAAAAAAATATAAAGAACTTAATAAAGAAAAAATTAAAATTAAAAAAAAAATTAAAATCAATTGTTCTATTTGTAATAAATTTATTACAAAAAATCATATTAAAAGACACCAAAGAACTAAAAAATGTATAAAAGCAAGTAAAATAGATTAATTATTAATTTTATTATTAAATTTATTATATATTATTATATTATATAATGAGTAATTATTTTTCTCGCAAATTCCAAGGTCTAGGATATGCAGTAAATTACCTTCGCAATAAATCTAAAACTGATATTGACAACGCAGTTCAAAAAGAAAGAGATGATGAAACAGAAAAAAATAATAACCTGGCTCGCACACAAGCACAGGAATCGACGGCTGAAAGAGTTGGGGCTATTATTGGGACTGTCTCGGGCCCCATCACTCTTAAAAAGAGCAAAACTTTATTCAGTGCTTTAAAAAATAAATTTGGTTCAAAAGTAGATAAAAATGAAAATAATGAAAATTTAGATGAAGAACCTACTGAACCAACTGAACCTACTGAACCAACTGAACCAGAAATAGATACGGCTGATATCGGGGATTTTGCTGATGATGAAGAAATAGGACCACGACCAATGACTGATCTTGAATTAGACCAGTTTGCAGATCCTTTTGAAAGAACGGCACAAAATGTTCCTGGTAATTTAAATTTTGGTGATAGTGAAACAAGTAACCTACCAGATGAGTTAGATGTAAATGAATTAACTGAAACGGGCGAACCATCGATGAATTTTATACAATCCGGTTTATCTAATGCTGTATTAGGAAGACCAGAAGAAAGGACAGAATTTAATCCAGAATCAACACAACCAGCGGGAGAACAAACAGAAGCAGAAACTGACGATTTTGATGTTGGTGAAAGACTTAATCCTGAAACATTAGAACCTATGGGTGAATCTGCTGAATCAAAATTTGAAACAGTTGATGAAGCACCAGAAGATATTGATGATTTCCAATCAATTTTAGATATGGCTAATAGGACAGGTAGTTTTGCACCAGAAGCACAAATCGTAGGTGGAGATTTGGATAGGCCTTTCTCTGGAATTTCAACTATTGAAAGTGTCGAAAGATATGACCCTGATGATGACCCGGATAATGACGGATTTGAAACAGTAGAGGAAGGTGATTTAAATTTAAATGATTTTAGAAGTGCTCCAAATCAAGATGACGGATTTGAAACAGTAGAGGAAGGTGATTTAAATTTAAATGATTTTAGAAGTGCTCCAAATCAAGATGACGGATTTGAAACAGTAGAGGAAGGTGATTTAAATTTAAATGATTTTCGACCATCTAATACAGAAGGTATAACATCGGGAGGATATGATTTAGAAAATTTTGGTAGGTCTGGTGCTCAAATGAGCGGATCACAATTTGGGGGAGACTCGACTATTGCAAGATTGAATAATTTTGAAGAAATGACACCAGAAGACCAATTTGCAGAACATAATGACAACGTATCAACATTTGGCGATGGAGGTGAAGATGTTGCAAATGTGGAAGATGTTGAAAATGTTGAAAATGTACCATCAACAATTGCCGAACTCCCAGAAGGTTATAGTAATTATGATGTTCCAGAAGTTACAGAAAATTTTGGAGGAATACCAGATGTTGGTACTAATATTAGTGAAACAGCAGAAGGAATTGACGAAGGTGGTGAAGGTGTTAGTGAAATTTCACAAATAGCAACAGAAGCAACAGAAGGTTTGACCGTTGCTACTGATGTATTGGATTCCGCAGCTTTGGCCACTGATACAGCAGCAGCAGCCAGCGCCCCGATCCCGGGCGTGGATATTGCCGTGGCGGCCGTGGGGGGATTAGTCACAGCATTAGCAGTCGGTAGTAGCATTGGACTTGCTATATCAGGAGCGGTACAAAATGCTAATAAACAACCAGCAATATCCAGCAGTGATATTCCAGTTCAACAACAAAGTTTAGCTGGTAAATATTTAGGAGCATCTCAATCACAAAATTACTATGGAGATAATCAATAATTTTAAAAAGACAAAAAGACAAAAAGACAAAATAAATCTATAATATCATACTAAAAAACAATAATCAATTATTTACTGGGATATGTTGGTATTTATTTGACTTATTAGTATTTATTTGACTTATTTGACTTATTATTATTTTTTGTTTTTTAATTATTTCTAATAGTTTATTATTTTTATCTTCTAATATTTTTAATTTAATATCATAGAATGATTTAATCGAAATATATTTCATTATATATTTATTTATAATTTAATTTATAAATAAATAAAATTTATCTTAAAAAAAAAATGTTTATATATATTATAATAAAATGACTACATCAAATCGCTCAGTTACTTTTAACACAGATAGAGGAAATGATATTTACACAGAAAATCAAAGAATTATAATAAATGTATCGCCAGAAAGTGCACCACTTATTAATACAAGTGATAGTTATTTAATGTTTTCTTTACTAATGTCTAATGATAAAACGGGTGCTGCTAATCCTAATTTTTGTATCCCAGACCCTCTTTTAGGTGGTTGTCCGTTTGAAACTATGACAATACGGACTGGTGATAATTCCACAGTTTTAGAACAACTTGATTCTATGGCGATATTTCAAGGATTAAAAAATTACTATGGTAATAATTCTAATGACGAACAACTACAAAAAATTTATGAAGGAAGATGTGATTTAGTTAATAGTGAATTCGTTGCTGGTAATAAATTAATTGTAGCAGCAGCGAATAGCAGAAAATGGAGCGTAAATGCAGCAGGTGAATATAAAATACCCAATCGAGGAGGTGGTTTTAAATCTCAATTTTATCATATTAGAGATACCATGCTTGAAGATTGTGCCCGAAAAACTCAAATTATGTATAGATTTCCAATGAGTGGTTTATTATCTTCAATGAAGACTGAACTCCTACCCAATATTGTTCTTGGGGGAGTAACCATTGAATTAACATTAATGGATAGTTCTCGATTTTTAAGGGTTCAACAAGCAGAAGTGTTAATTCCAGGAACTGGTAGAATTAAAATTGGTTATGGTATTACTGATCGTGTTGCAAGTGCTACTGCTATTGCAATTTCTGGGGGACAACAAGGATTTACTCCCTCTCCTGCTCCTAACCAACGCTTTTATGCCCCAGATCAAAGTAGTTATGGATATTATACTTATTATGACGGTGCTGGTGTTTTACAAGCAACCACCGCTATCCCACCTGCAACAGCTATTACTGGATTAGTATTAGAGAATTCAGCAGATGGTGGTAATAAATATGGTTTAGATAGTATTGAAAATTGTAGTATAAAGGTTGGTAGTAAGATGAGAGTTGGTTATCAAATTATAAATATCAATGATAACACAGCGGGTGATACAACCGGTGCTTTAATTGATAGTATTGTTACAAGTGTTGAATTTATTAATCAAAGGGTACACATTCGATTCGGTGTTTTTACAACAATAGCTGCTGTTGCAAATGTAACAACGGGGTCGCTTCTTGTTGGAAACCCCGTTATCTGCTCGTTAAGTTCATCTGGTACTCCAAGTTTTGCCGCAGGCACGGAGGCGGGTTTAGCAAACACCCCGGCACAATTAACAATTAATCTCGCCAGGTATGAGGTTTCAAATGTTGAATATATAGCAAATGTTGTAGAAACTCAACAAGGATATATTGAGACTATGGTTAAACAAGCACAATCGGGACAACTAAAAATACAATTCAACAGTTATGATGATATCCGTGTAAATATTCCAAGAGAAGCTCTTAGTAACGAAATGATGATTCCTACTGACAACCAGCGTTGTTTTTCAATATTAGGAATTAATGAAATTTTACAAACACAAACTATTTTACAAGATTCTATTAGTCCAAGTTCTGCAAATTTACGTGATTATATTTTTATTCTTGATGGAATTCGAACACCTAATCAAGCAGTGTCTCTTTCAAGAATGGCTGCTGGCCGAGTTGATGCCCTTGCTATGATTGAAACTGAAAAAGCTCTTCTTGAATCTTCTATTCCGCTTAAAGATTTGCGCAATCCTTCTAAATTTATTACTATTGGTCGTCGTCTTGGAGCATATGGTTCCTCTGTAAATCTATTGAATAAAACTGTTAAATGCCGTATTAATTATACTGGTTCTCAACCATTATCTTTATTATACCATTTCTTTCTTTATCATACAAAAATGATACAGTTTAATAACGGTCAGTTAGTAGTTATGAGTTAAAAAAGATTTAACATTTATCTAATTATTATATTAATTTATTTTATTAAAATTTAAATTAATTAATTGTTTATATATTAAAAAAAAAATATATATTATATATTATATAACAATGAGTCTTGTAAATTATTCCAATTTAGAAGTAGTACCAATAAACGGTCAAAGCACATATAATAGTAATGCTGGTAGTTTTAATTTACAATTTGAAATCGCTGGTGGTGTAAATCAAGCCTTAGACCTAAATAGTATTAGATTATTAGCAGAAGTCGATTATTTAACTGGTTCGGGTCAGCATTTAAATAATAATAATGTCTATGGTTTAGGTGTTCGAGACGGACCAGGAGCCGCTGGGGCAGCAGCTGGTGGTGTCAGTCCGGCGTGGGCGCAACTAACCCAACCATTCGTTGATGTTGATTGTCGTACGGGTGTAAATATGTGTATAAATTCTATTCTATGGGAGGACGCACAAAATAATACACTTGAAAACGTCCACGGATTTCCACATTTATTAAATAAAATTACATCAATGACAATGTCCCAAGATGACACTTTAACTTGGGGAGGTGGAAGTTATGGATTAAAAAGTGGTGGTTCATCTCTTATTAATCAACACGCTATAAATAGCACACAAGATGTTGCATTAAAAATTTATTCTGGATTATCTCAGTCTGGTCCTATGCCGTATAGTGCCGTTAGCGGAAGAGTTAAATTATCCATTCAATTAAATAGTTCGAGCGCAGTATTTAACGGTGGTGATAATTATGGTGCACAATTTGGGGTAGGGACGGGTAGGGCCAGTGCTAATGGAGGATGTTTTTATAGATTGAAAAATGTAAAAATTGTATATAGAAATATTAATTTTGATGAAAACGCACCAATAGCACAACAATATGCATTTAAACATTTTTCTTCATTACAATCAACTTTATCTGCGAGTAATAATACGAATATTTACAATCCTAATTCCTCAAATGCTATATCGATTTTAACAAGTTTTATACCATCTCAAAACTTAAATAATTATTCTCAAAATTCAGTTCAATCTGGTAAATTAAAAAATAGAACTCCTCCAAATGGAACTATTTATCCCGATACTGTCCCTCAATCGGTTCAAATTAATACTGTAAATTTAATGAAAAATAACCAGTTATTCCCACTTGTATACCCTATTGATGAGAGTACATATACCCAAAATAATAACGGTAATAATAATTATGATACTCAACGTAGTTATTACTATATGACAACTATTAAACCATTTAATCAGTTAAATAATACATTACTACACGCATCGACAGAAGACTATGGAAGTTTTCTTGAATCTAGATCGCCAGATTTTGATGTAAGTGTCTCGGCCGGGGTGGGTATTAGATATGCTAATGTATCAGCAAATGACGGCACAAATTTCACAAACGGTCAATCATTCCAACAGAGAATAGATAGTGGTTTAGATAGCACTTTAAATAATGAAATGATGAGTTCTGTTTTATCAACTAAACGAATTGTTATTGGTTCAAGTGGTCCAGTTATTATTTCGTAAAAATCATTGATTGTTTTTTAGTTAATAAAAATAATTACATATTAAATTTAATATATATTTAAATTTAATTAAAATTTAGTTTAAAAAGGTCTAAAAAAAAAATGTTTATATAATATATAAAATGTCATCTAAACTTAGCATCGATCAATCTGTAACTGAATCACAACTCGACCATATTAATACCCAGATCATTCACCCGATATCTATAAATCAACAATCCGCGACTATCATAATCCCGAATCGTGGCGGGTCTCTGGATAAAAATACGTGTATTGTTTTACCCGCTATTGTCAATAGTAATAGTGTTTTCTATCCCATATGCACTGGTGTAGCAGCCTTATTAAATTCGGTAAGTCTTCTTGCAAACGGTAAAGTAATAGCTCAGAACACTAACCCAGGAAATTATATTACAATGTCTAATAGTTTTCAACAACAAGAATATCGTGAAAGAGTTTTACTACCAAGAACTGGGTGTAAGGAGCAATATGGCCCTTCGAGCACTGGAACTCAATATATCGCGGGAGCTAATCCTGCCGACTTTCTTATAACTCCCGGTAAAATTGGTCTTAAAGATTTAGAATATGAAAGAGTTGCTGGTGTGCAAAATGCTGTATGGGCCAATAATGTTAATAGTTTTGGAGATGTAAATGTTGCGGGTGTTAGAAATAATAATTATAATTTATCTACTGATAAAACAACTACCGCACAATATTATTTATATTTAGAACAATTATTTCCAAAATTATATGGTGGTCTTCAACTCCCAACTTATTTAATTGAAGCAGAATTATCATTGGTTATTCGGTTTTCTTCTAATAATGGTAAATATAATTTAAACGAACGTGTTTTAGATGATAGTGACCGTGTTATAACAGCTTCTCAAATTGTTCCTCAGTCTAATACTGAAATATCTTGTCAAATTGTTACTGAGGAAGTTGTGTTATTAACTGATTATTTAGTACCAACCCCTGACGCGAAAAATAAACTTATGCAGCAAGTAATGAGTAATGAAGGACTTGTTCTACAATACGGAGATTTACTTTTTAATAATTTTTTTATGGAAGGATTACCAGCAGCATCTGTAAATACTGGGATTAGAAATTTCAAAAGGTATAACTTTCAACTTGGTATGAGTAATAAAGTTGTAAGACAAATGTATTTAATGTTTAATCCTACACAAAATAATAGATTAACTGGTGGTGATAGTCCATATACTGAGGCTGCTGCTCCCGATGCTACAACCAAATTCGGGTATTCTGGTTATAATCAAATTAACGCATTAAAAGGTAAATATGCATCTCGTGCGTTATCGTATTTACACGATGGAGAAAGAATACAAATTAATTTTAATTCCAAAAATGTATTTAACACACCGCTTGAAAGTTCAGGTCATAAATTACACGAATTACAGACTGCATACGGGTCTTCTTTTTGTATGCCGGTTTCTTCATATGATTTCAAAGATATTGTTGTAGATAGTGTTGATAATGAACTTACTAATTATGCTGGTAATCTTGGACGATTACTTTATCAAAAATCTATTTTAGCACAAAGAGCGTCATGCCAAGGTTGGACTCCTCAAAATTTAGCGGGTTCTGCTCACGTTATAGGTGTAAATTTTCAGCGCCCAGTTCTAACACCGGATAATAGACTTATACGAGTAAATCTTTCTGGTTCGGGACAAAGGTGTTCTTCTGTACCTATTGAAATACAGATTGACCGCCTATGTAACCGGGGGGAGGGAAGCGATAATAGGGATATGGTTTGTTGTATGTGTGTTGAAAAAACAATGAAACTGCAAGGCGGGCAAATTTTTATAGATGAGGATTAAATTATTTAATAATTTATTATCATTAAATTATGGTTATAAATATTTAATATATAATTTGAAAATGACCTATATTGATATAATGGTCTATTATAATACATATTATATATTTTAAAAGATTGTTTTAGTTCGTGTAATATTTCACAATATAACAATGCATGAATATTTCTTTTATTTTTTTGATAATTTGTTTCACCTATAAAACCATTGGTTATTTTCATAACATTCCTATATCGACTTATGTAAATGAATTTCATAATATTATATATATATATAATATAATGAGTGATAAGAAAAAAGAAAAAATATTATACAAACCATTTAATTATAAAGGCAAAGGTGTTTATAAAAAATCGGTATATGTGAAGAATACTAAAACAGGGAAACCTAAGATAATACATTTTGGTAATAAGAATTATGAAGATTATACACAACATAAGGATAAAGAAAGGAGGAAGAATTACTTAGCAAGAAGTTACGGTATAAAAAATAAACAAGGAGAACGCACAGCATTAAATAAGAATTCTAAGAATTATTGGGCGAGGAAAATATTATGGAGTGTTTGAAATAATATAT